AAGGATATTAGCCCCTGAATCATTTTTACAGACTATTCTAACGTCTGGGGCATAGTTATCAACCCACTGGATATCATAATCAGTGTCAGTAGCCTTAGAAATAATCTGACCTTCAAGTCCACCCACGGGTATGGGGATTCCTGAAGACATCCAATATCCACTAGCTTCGTTCCAAGATAAAGTGTTGCCACTTATAGGCACTCCTGTATAAATTGGATAGCCCTGTAGCTTATTAGCATTCCATTGCGCTACTGTATTTCCAACCTTATATGGAGATAAAGAAACAATCCAGTTAGGATTTATATAATTCCCTGTAGTGTATACGAGATTGCTAAGTACAAGCTGATTCCTTTGGATGATTGGCATTTCTTATCCTTGATAGATTTAATTAAATGTAATTTTTAAAGCTCCAGAAGAAAAAACAAACTGGTTTCCTTCATTGACCTCTCTTCCATTAGTCAATCTTCCATATAGTAATACTTTGCCTCCGGTACTAGCATTTGCTATAAATACGCCAGATATAAATCCAAGATCTACTTGAGCTTGTTTAAACTGAAAACCCGATACATTATTAATAGCCATCGCAGTACCAGAAATATATGGATTAGACCAACTGCTAGTATTTGAAGGCACTGCTATTCTACCATAACTGTCGCCTATTGCTGGCTCATCTGTAAAATCGCTTCCTTCAAGTTTTCCAGAGTCAAAATTTTTAACTAATCCTACATAAACAGTATCAAATTCTGCTGGCATAGCTACGCCAAGAAAAATATGTTTTAATAATCCAGACTCAAGATAAGTACTAAGTGCGCTCATTTTATTCCTCCACAAAAAATGTAAATATCATTCATATATACACATAATAAAAAAAGGGCAGACAAAAGTCCACCCTTATTTTTAATATTTACTAACTTTAAATTAGAAGCTAGCTGCAAGAACACGACGATTATCAAGAACGCCGAAACCAAGTTCAGCCCATCCATAATAACCTTGACGTTGTTGTCTGTGAAGACCTTCGTCTTCGAAGATTTCAACTTCTCTCTTGACTGGCATAACAAAGCTATCTTTAGCATTGAGGTCCAAGCCAACGATAAGTTCAACATCAGAGTTTGGTCCAAGAGATCCAGAAAGATCACTTGTGAAGAATGTTTGATATTCTTGACCATCACCCAACTCGAAAAGATCGGTCAAGTTAACGCCGAAGATTCTTGTCAATGGAGCGCCATCGCTAGCAGCTTGATAAACTTCTCTACGAGAAACTTCGTCAAGTTGATCGATACCCCAGTTACGGATATCTTCCAAGGCTTCAGGTGAAAGATAAAGATCTGTCAAACGACCAGTAGCTGTAACTGTGTTACCGCCACCGTTTCTACGCATAACAGTCTTACATAGAGAAATCAATCTCTTGGTGAATTGGCCAGCAGCAGCATCGCCATCGTAGACGAGAATGTTGCGGTCAACAGCAGCAGCAAGGATTGTGTGCCAGCCATCGTCGTTAATCTTCTTAACGAAACCAGCTTCAAGAACTTGCATAGCGCGAGCTACGATGTCCCAACGAGCTTCTCTGGCGTAACGGAGTAAGAAGTCAATGCTGTTGGTGATGCCGTAGGTGTTAACCATGACGTAATCGCCTTCAACGTGCTTCTCAGGAATACGGCCGTGGCCCGGATTGGTATAAGCGGTGTAATCGCGCTCTGTACCGGGAGCAAGAAGGTCAAGAGGGAATTCAGGTTGTGAACCCGGCTCAATAACCATCTTCTCGAAAATGCCGGTGACTACATCACCAAACATGATGCCTTTACGCAATGGAAGTTCCAAAGCTTTGGCGATTTCTCTTTGCGCGTCAAGTGCTACAGATTTATCTGAGCTACCTGAACGAGACAACAACTGAATAAACTCATTACTTGGTCTTGTTAACATTCGATATTCTCCTATTTCTTTTATTTATAATTATGGAAGGTTGATTTCAACTTTAGCGTAACCATCAGAATCTTTAGCTGTCAAGAAACGACCAATTTTAACAGCTCCAGCGTCTAAAGCAACGCCTCTTGTTGATGTCGAAATAAGACCACTATCGGCAACGTAAGCAGCATCGCCAGCAACTGGTGTGCCTGTGCCTGAAATCCTATTGGTAACGACATAACCTTTACGAAGAATCGTAACTTTACCACCCTTTTGAATCTCATCTTTGTGCCAGTTGATGTGCTGGCGTGTGAGATCAAGATTAACCATGTCATTTAAAAGAATACCGATTGGGACTTTGCCTGATGGATTAGCAACATAGGTAACTACGTTAACTGAAGAATCCATAGCTGATCCAGAAGGTGTGCTGGTGGATGCCAAAGTAACAACTCCACCTCTTTCAGCGACTTCATTCATGAAGAAACTAACATCTGTTTGAAACTCGTAACGATCTGATTTTAAAGCCATTTTAATAAGCTCCTTTAATTACTTAATATTAGCTGTTGATTTAAGAACTTTTGAACCGAACCAATCGCTTGCGAAAGATCTTAAAGATTCTTCCTCTGCTACATCTACCATTGGAATTTGACCTTCTGTAGCAACTGCGGTGTCTAATGCACTAGCTTCTACTTCATTGTTGTCAATTTCTTCAGAAGCAAAAGCAGGTTTCTTCTTTGCCTTATCGCCATCAGGACCAGTTGGCTTTTCACCTTCTTTGGCTTCCGCTGGGGTTTGCTTAGGCTTTGCAGCCATTTTAGCTTTCTTTAAGGCAGCAACGATTGTACCGAACATATCATCAGCTAAAGATTCGAAATTAGCAGAAGCTTCTTCAACTTCAGACTCATCTAATCCAGCTTCAGACAATTCAGCTTTGCGCTTTGACATTTGCTTTTCTTTTTTCATTTTGTCTAATTCGTCTTGATTCATTTCAGCTTTTTCTTTCATCTTTTTCATTTCTTCAGCCATCTTTTCTTTTGCGCTTTTTTCAGCAGCAATAGTTTCATTGGCTTGGGAAAGTTGAGATTGAAGATCTGCAACGGTTGAATCAATTTCATTTTTTGCTTTTTCAGCCTTTTCAGCTTCTTCTTTCATCTTGTCAGTAGCCTTTTTTGCTTCTGCAAGTTCAGCTTTTAAAATTTCTAAATCATCTTGCATAATAATCTCCTCGGATTTCGATACATTAAAATTAATAGATTTTTGGTGATTTAAAATAACACTACGTGGATTTGCAGGTTTCTTAACTAATCCTACACCAGAAAAGGAAAAACTACGTAAAAGTCTACCAACTTTATACCCATTATATTCGCCTTTGCCTCCATAAGCTCTTAAATGTTTAGTTAAAAAAGCTGAAGATTCTTCTCTTTTTACTATTTTAGTAGATCCAACAGCATCAATAAGAGCATAATCAAATTGTGGAAAAAGACATTCCATTGAAACGTGCCATGTCTGACCATTTTCAATATCGGATATAATTTCTTTGGTTCGATTTTTTAATTCTGCGGCAGACCAGCTAGTATATAAAACAGATCCTATTACGATATCAAAAACAGAAGGCACTTGCGACATATCGTTAAAATCAGGCAGTATATTACCATCTGCATCAGCTGCATAGCAACTAGTAATATGTCCAATGATATCTTTTTCATCATGCATATAATTAAATTGCTTATCTTCTGGCGTTGATTTTGCTTTCCAAGTTTCAATTGGATCAAAAACATCGTCATTTTTATTCCATCCAACACTAGCAAGGATAGATTTAATATAATATAAATCCATTTGATTTTTATTTTCAGCAACAGCTTTAATAGATTTACAGTTATTTATATCTGTTTCCGTAGGCGTATATGGAATTACTTCAGAGCAAAATGCTATTGAGTTATTCTGTATTTTGTCTGCGATTCCAGCTTTAATCTCTGCTTTAAATATCTGCATAGTATTTTTCACCTCATAAAAGTATACACATTATACTTCAACTTCTAGTAATTTTACATAAATAGAAGCGTAGATATACTTCATTTCATCTGTATTTGGCTTTCTCTTATTAGCATACACAAATGAATCTGTTTCACTATTAATTTCATTTAAAAAGTCTACAGATGGCTTGCCACTATTATCAATAAGTTGTTTAATAATTTCTGGATTTAGTTCAATAAACGGTTCAATATTTGTCAATAGACATAATTTAAAATATTCTAATTGATCAAATTCAGCCTTGGTTAAAGACCTAACATTTTTCTTATCATAAAAATCTAGTATCATGGGTGTTATCTCATCTGCTATTGCTTTTTGAGCATTGTACGCCCATAGTACTGCGGCTGATGAAGTGGGGGCTACATTCTTTGTCTTTCTCTTGACCTTATCTTTTTGATTAGCTGGCCTACCTCCTTGTGGACTCCCGTCAACAGGTTTTGGAGCATCGGGTGCGCCACCACCAAACGGAGTTTTAGGAGCTGGAGGAACAATATCTCTCTTTGGAAGATCTAGCTCATCATGATAATATTCATCATCTAATCCATCTTTAGTAGATAGAATTTTTGCTACGTCATTTCTAATATTTGGATTATGATATGGGCTTGCTTTCATTGGTGAACTAGAATCACTTCTACGAGTTTGTTCTTCTCTGCGTACTCTAATCTTTTCAATGTCTGGCATTTCGCCAAATCTTTCAAGAATTGTTTGGTCAGAAAGAATACCTCTATCAGCAAGATTGATAAGAAGTTGTTTCTCCGCTGATTCATCTGAAAGTATAATATTGTCAAATCTAATTTGAGCAGGAAATCTGAACCCCATAGCCTTTTGAATAATTTCAATTTCTTTATTCCAGAACTGAGTTAACATTTGTCTGCCGTATTCTAATCGCTCAACTAAGGTTTTTAATGACACATAGTTGTTAGCATACCCACCACTAGACCCGCCAGCACCAGTTAATGTTGGTGGAATACCTAGCCCAGCATAAATACTCGTTAGAACGGGTTGATATTTTTCACTTCCTAAGAATTTATAAACTTGAGATTGACTCTCTTTAAAGTCTAGCTCTGGACCCCAGATTAAATCCATAGTTCCACCGCCAGTATTACTAGCTAAGATGTCTCTTAATTTATTAATAACATCTCTTTTTGGAATAATCTTATGGTCTAAACTACCAACTCTCCATAGTCTAATTTGAGAGATAGCCCCGTCAAGAGCAGCTAAGTCAGCAAGTTTCATTTTTTCTAGCATGATAAGATCATCAAGAATAGCGTATACCATTGGATTTGCCCATACTAGCCAGTCATCTTTTTTATAATAGAAGACCTGTATTTCTTCGCTGTTCAATGGGATTTGTCTTTTACCCATGCTAATTTGCTTTTGAACATCTGGAGGCAATCGCGAGAATGTTTGCTTCCCTGATACGTCAGAAGAAGAGAATGTATCGTATGTTGTCTTAGATAGATTGAGAACAAACATAGGTTCTCCGAGAAACATACCATTGTAATAATTAATCACATCTACAGTTAATGGATTAAGAAAATCATACTGCCAAGGTATTTCTCTTTTAGCATATTTCTTATTTTCAATTTCAATATCTGCGCCAGCAGCGCGTCTTAATTCTTCTTCTTTTGCAGCGTTAATTTTAGCAGTTCTTCTTTTAACAACAACATTTCCGCAGCGATACAAGTAATTTAAAAATCTTTCTGACTTTTCTATTCCTTTTACCTGTTCAAACCACTTACGATAAAATCTTTCAATAGCTTTATTGGGGTGTACAATTTGAATGCCTTGAGACGAGAAGTCGCCCATTAGGTCAATAACATTTCTGATAATCCCAACTCTATCGTATGCATCCATGCACATCTTCAAAATTCTTTTTTGACGAGTAGGAATTGATTCCTCTGGACGAAAACGATAGTAATCATTTCTAGTGATACTTGTTCTAACTGAGCGATTTGGTTCAATATCTATATATGATCTATAGGAGTAAGCCTGAGCTTTTTGTATAGGTCCATGTTCTGTATAAGCGTCCTGAGATTGAGCTAAGGCTTTTTCTTTGGATGAATCGTCGCCCCAAGTAGAATATAAATCACTCATAATATCGTTTCTCCATGTAATAGTATTGACAATGCAATTACTAATACATACACATTAAATTCAATAAATGTTATAAATATCTTTCATATTTTCTGAAAACCATTGAGGACCATGATATAAGTCATTCCCAGCTCGCTCGCCAACATAATTCTGAGCAAATCCAACATTAGCATAGTAATCTTCATCATATATAATACTTTCTTTTTGCGAATTTAATTTTCTAGCAGACCAGTTAGACATAATAAGAGCGGAGTATCTATCCTTCCGTAATTTATTTTTCTTACCACTTCGCGTGTCTGGGGTATCCCATCTTTCTCTACCGCTTTGACTCTGTGAAATAACAATAAGCGACAATTCGTTTTTTAATTCTTCGATTTCCATTACGCAATCTTCAAGAGTATCATGTTTTCTATTTGCTAATTTATCCTCTTCAAGAGAAAGACCTAGAGTTGCAGCGTCAAAAAAAGGAAAGATAATAGCTTTGTCTTCCATGTCTTTTCTCAATCCATGATTAGCCTCGGCTGTCCACTGGGCGCTAGAAAAATTACATAATTCAATTATATGTAATCCCGGTTCATCATCTGTGTCTTTTGATTTTTCAGGATCTATCTTGGGCCAGATAGCTATCTCTTTATCTTTAAGTTTATCTTTATCATGTAAAGATTCCATCACTGCTATACCACCACCTTGGGGGTCCATAGCAATTTCTACAGTTGGGAAGATTTTCATTAGATTTCGTATTTTTCGCGCGCAATATCCATAGAAATCATTGTCTTCTGTTAGATGGGCCTTTACGCTTTCTCTGTGACGTTCTCTTGTAGTTGTCCAGCAATATACCACTCTTCTGTGGTCATCATTTACTTCTAGTACTACTATAGAGAAATTATCGACTTCAGAAGCGGGGTCAACTCCAATTACATAACGCTTATTGGGGTTTCCTTTAGTTGACGCTTCAAAGAATACATCTCCTGAAGATAACACAATTGGTTTTGTTTCTGAGCAAACACAAGATTCAATTAAACTACGTTTAAAAAATCCCTTGGAGTCAGTAGAAAAACATGCGCCATATTCCATTTGAAATATGCCAGCATGTACTGTAGCCTTGGATCTTGAGATTTGCCCCTCATCCATAAAGCCAGCGGGAAGTAATTCGACTGGTATTCTATAAACACCATAATCTTTCCAATTGAAATCTTCTGGAACTTCACCATTGAAAACTTCAGCTAATTTTCCGCGATCCCCTTGACTTTTAATAATTGCGTGATATCTTTTCCAATAGTCAGCAAAGTGATTAAAATCATAATAAGCTGTACCAGATAATATAATCTGATTGGATCTATAGAACTCGATATTGTCCTCGACAACTTCTAGTTCGATACCTAGCTCTTTTGCTCTCTTTTCTTTGGCTCTTGCTTTAACTTTTTCAATTGGAGAACTAGCTACAGCAGCAAAACCCGCCACAACATT